CCATGCAGGCGAAGGTGTGGCGGGCCACATGCATAAGTAACAGGAAAGCAAGCGATAACAAAAATGAGTAGATAAAACTTAAATGGTTGGTATTTAGCATATTCGCTGAATTCTGCCAAATGAGTAAAACGCAAAAAAAGGTAATTTATAGTATTCGTTCAGTTACCAAAGCGTTAGCTGTCCAGTTACCGAAGCATACAGGTAACGCAATGAGGAGTACAGAATCTATCACGATGGGCTATTATTCACTGGTCGTCAATGTTTTGCATATCTAAGAGCGCTTATAAATTAGGTAATTTTGCCATTAAAGAATAAGCGTATGAAAGTAGAAAAATTCAAGGTGTTGCTCTACCTGAAAAAGAGCGGTCTTGACAAGTTCGGAAAGGCTCCAATTATGGGACGAATAACGGTGAACAACACGATGGCGCAATTCAGTTGCAAGCTGTCATGTGCTCCAGAGTTATGGAATCCACGGGAGAGTCGGTTGAATGGAAAAAGTAAAGAAGCGGTGGAAACCAATGCAAAAATCGACAGGTTGCTATTGGCTGTAAACTCTGCCTTTGATTCTCTCGTGGAGCGGAAAAATGATTTTAATGCAACGGATGTAAAAGAAATGCTTCAAGGCAGCAAAGATACCCAAATGACATTGCTCAAGCTGTTCGACAGGCATATCGAGGAAGTGAAGTCCCGTGTGGGGATAGACATATCCCACCGTACACTTCCAAACTATATTTATACCCGTAACCGTCTTGCAGAATTCATAAATTGCAGATTCAAGGTGTCAGACCTTGCCTTTTGCCAGCTTAATGAACTGTTTATACGTGAATTTCAGGAATATGTAGTAATTGAGAAACGACTGGGAGTCCAGACTGTGCGTCACTATTTGGCCATACTGAAAAAGATTTGCCGTATCGCGTTCAAGGAAGGACATTCGGACAAGTCCTATTTTGAACACTACCAGCTGCCAAAACAGAAAGAGACACCACCGAGAGCATTGAGCAAGGATGATTTCGAAAAAATAAGAGATGTAGAGCTTACCGGCTGCCGCCCCGAACACTCTATTGTCAGGGATATGTTTCTTTTCGCCTGCTACACCGGAACTTCATATGTTGACGTAGTTGCAATTACTCCTGATAACCTATCCAAGGATGATCAGGGAGCGCCATGGTTGAAGTACCGAAGAGGCAAAAACGGACAACTGTGCCGTGTCAAGCTGTTGCCGGAAGCCGTGGTTCTTATTGAAAAGTACAAGGATGAGACAAGGGCTACCTTGTTTCCTGTCATCCCCTACCAGGCTTTGAAGTGGTGTCTTACAAGCATCAAAATGAAAGTCGGGATAAAAGGCCGTTTGTCATACCACATGGGGAGACATTCGTTCTCGACCCTTATGACATTGGAAAACGGTGTGCCGATTGAAACTGTCAGCAGGATGCTGGGACATGCGGATATAGGTACAACCCAAGTATATGCCCGTGTGACTCCCAAAAAACTTTTTGAGGACATGGACAAATATATCGAGGCGACAAAAGACCTGAAACTGATTCTATAACTCTTAAAATATTTAAACAATGCGAAGTACATTTTCAATTCTCTATTATATTAACCGAGGCAAGGTCAAAGCCGACTGGACAACAGCCATCATGTGCCGTATCACGATTGACGGCAAGAGCAGTGTATTTACTACCGGATATTATTGCAATCCTGAATGCTGGAATACCAAAAACGGAACGGTAAAAGATGGCAGGACAAACGGTCTTCTTGCGAACCTACGGGCAAGGCTTGAAACTTCTTACATGAACCTGTTAAAGGAAACGGGTATGATAACTGCTGAAATGCTGAAAAACGAAATAACATGTGTAGGGACTGTTCCTGTAACTCTTTTGAAAACCGGAGAAGAAGAACGCGAAAGGTTGAGAATCCGTTCCGTAGCGATAAATTCTACCTCATCTTACCGTCAGTCCAAGTCTACTCAGGCATACCTGCACGAATACCTGCTTTCTATGGGGATGAATGACATAGCTTTTGAAGACATTACAGAAGATTTCGGTTGGGAATACAAACTATATCTGAAGGGTAAAGGTTGCGGTGCGAGTCACATCAACCACTGTCTTACATGGCTGAACAGACTGATATATATTGCCGTTGACAGGGAGGTTCTCCGTTTCAACCCGCTTGCGGATGTACCTTACGAGAAAAAGCCTACAGGTAAATTGAAACATATAAGCAGGGCTGAGTTGCAAAGGATTATGGAGCAGCCTATGCCGGAAAGATTGCAGGAACTTACCCGCAGGGCTTTCATATTTTCCTGCTTCACCGGATTGTCTTACGTTGATGTTAAACGGCTCTATCCTTCACATATTGAAACGACTTTAGACGGAAGAAAGTACATCCGTATCAACCGTAAAAAAACGGATGTGGAGTCATTCATACCTCTTCATCCCATAGCTGAACAGATATTGGCTATGTATAACACAACGGATGAAAGCAACCCCATATTCCCATTGCCAAAACGTGACATGTTATGGTACTGCATACATGAAATAGGCATCGTGGCCGGTATAAAGGAGAATTTGAGCTATCACGCCAGCAGGCATTCGTTCGGCACTTTGATGCTTTCTGCAGGTGTCCCGATAGAAAGTATAAGTAAAATGATGGGACACACGAGTATTAAAACGACACAAGGATATGCCAAAGTAACCGATGATAAAATATCCGAGGACATGGACAAGCTGATTAAACGAAGACAAGAGCAAAAGAACAATCCCGGACAGTCGTCCGTTCCCTCTGCCGTCCATAGAAGTTAGTACAGACTCTATTGAAAGCGAAAAGGTCAGGCGGCTTTGCCGTTTCGGGCTGAATCTTCCTCTTTCAGAGCGTATTCAGCCCGAAAACCTTTTCCCTTTCACGTCTGTACAATGGATACCGACGGCAGCGGAAACAAGCGACTGACGGAAAAGTCAGAAGAAAAATATAAAACAGCATATAGATGGAAATTAAATCACATCCGATTCTATTTCTATATGCTGTTCCCATTACTTAAGAAGGATATTTTTTAGAAATACAATAAAGTGGGCAGACGGTAAACTGCGCTCCCTCCAGAAAAATCAATTTTTGTTTTCTGCAGCTTTGGCTGTTATTCTCATCTGTTCGGCAAGAGTCATCACATTTGGGATACTGTCATGCGAGAGTAAAATGATGATTTTTCCACTTATTTTTTCTATTTTCCGCTATTGTAAATGACATCAAGTAGCTCATTTGCAAGTTTACCATCTGTGATTTTAATAATGTTATCTTCCTCTGTTACATAGCCAAGTATATTGATACTGCCATACCAGACCGTGGACCTATCTATGATACACGAGGATAAAGATAGTTTAGGTACAATCTTTACATATAATCCCAAACTTTTTAGATAATTCGTCTGACTGCTTTCCTCTGATGTAAGAATTGCAACTTGAACACCACTTGCATGAAGCTCTCTGAGCATTTTAACAAATGTGTTTCGTTCTGTATGATAGAGTTTTGGAGAGGATATGACAATAGATTGTCTTGAACTTTTCAAATTTTGCATAAATGCCAAACGGAATGTGTTACCATTGAAAATCTGTCCTTCATATGATGATGTTTGTAAGTCATCTGTATTATCAAACAGTGTCTGAGTATCTTTTGACAGTACCCGATAACCGATGGCAGAGTATCCTTTTAGGCGTTTACGATACATATTCTCACAAACAGGTTCGTGTATATCAATATAGTCATAAATACGAACATCTTTCTTTCCCTCATTCTCACGGTGCAAACGTCCGGCATATTGTGCCACCAATCCTTTCCATGAGATTGGCAGTGCCAAAAGCAGTGTATCAAGTCGTGGATAGTCAAATCCCTCTCCCACATATTTTCCCGTGGCTACTATTACAAGAGGGGCGTCTTTGGGGATATCTTGTAACTTTTGCAGCGTTTCTCTCTTGTTCTTTGCACTCCCTTCTCCTGTGAGTTGTATGATGTTGATGATATGTTGCTTCAACATTTCGGCAAGCAATTCTACATGAGAAGTTCTGGCAGTAAGTATTATAGGTGTTCGACCTGCCGCTACAACATTAAGGACATCCTCTACAATAAGATTATTTCGTATTTCCGATTCAGCGAGGGATTGTGATAGTTCCGTAAACGATTGCTTGTCATCGGTAACAGGTCTGTAAGATGTAAATCTCGGCACAAGATAACGCTGGAACGACTGCTTCTGTATCTGCGCCTTGGCATCGGCAGAAAAACGAATCGGACCGCATTGCATGAAGATTATAGGCTGCAAACCATCTTTACGGATTGGAGTGGCAGTAAGTCCATAGACATAATGTGCCGTAACATGCTTTAATACATTCTCAAATGTTATGGAAGATACGTGATGACACTCGTCTACAATGACCATCCCGTATCCTTTTATAAAAGGCTTGACTTCGTCATTTTCAAAACACGACTGCATAAGGGCTATATCAATAACACCATGCAACGTGTTAGAGGTAGAATCAAGACACCCGACTGGAGAAAATGCCTTCTTCCTTCCTCGTTTCTTGGAAATCTCATCTTCTGTAAAATCTATGTCAAGAAATTCAGACAGACGTTCATGCCATTGCATAAGCAATGCCTTGGAGTGTACCAGAATAAGAGTATTTGTCTTTCTTCGGGCAATCAGAGCCGCGGCTGTAACAGTCTTTCCAAAGGCTGTCGTTGCAGACAATACACCATTGGAAAATGGCATGAGGGCATTGATGGCATCCAACTGTTCATCGCGTTCCTTTCCTTTGAATGTTACGCCAATAGGTTTACCATGATTTGTATTATCAACTATTTCATAATCAATTTTGAGGGAATACAGCATGTTGATAATGGCATCCTCACACCCTCGAGGCATTGCAAGATATTCATCGGTAAAATCTGCACGGCAGATAATACGAGGAATGTTATATGTGGGAATACGCATCGCCTGTTTGCTGTAAAATTCAGGATTTTTGAACGCCGCAATATGTTTCAAATGATTACTAACCTTATCTGAAATAGATTTTAATGGAATATATATCCTGTCTGATTTATGTATTATAAGCCTGCCGTTAAAGTCTTCCTGTGTCGCATCTTGTATGACTGGTATTTCCCACGGTTTATTTTCCGAAGATGTGGCCAATGTTCCAAAATCTTCCTGCTGATGCTGTGTCAATAATGTATCTACGGTACTTTCATCTATTTTTCTTACATTGTACAGGTATGCCCATTGATTCTGGAACGGAAGAAACTGATCATCTACAAAAACGCTGTTTCCTGCTTTTCTGGCTTTTCCTTGCAATGGTAACGCAATGAGATTGCCGAATCCGCCTTCCGGTACTTTATCCTGATTGGGAAAGAAACGATCGTATGAATCGAATGTCATCCGCCCATTGCGCTTCATGGCTTCCGTAAGAATTGTATTGCCTAATTTCCTTGCTTTGCAGGCCGGTATGGGTTCATTAAAGAAAGTCCACACATGAGCGCCATTGCCAGAGCGTGAGCGTTCTATACTGAACGGAATTCTCCACTCTCTACAAATGGAAATAAATGCCAATACATCGTTCTTATATCCATGAGTACAATTCTTGTCATCAAAATCAGCACACAGGAAAGAACATTTATTATCAGAAGTAACAACGTACAGACCTATAACATCGCATCCGTTCTCATCTTTACCTTCCAGATGTCGGTATATGTCTTGATTGGTTAACGGGGCAAAATTGCGGTTGGGACACTCTGCACATTTATGCTTTTTCTTGTCACATATTCCTCTGCGCCATTCGTTGATACATACAGGTTGGTAACCACCCTTTTCTGTGGTTTTGTTGAACCATCGTCGTGCAAAAACATCATCCCGTCCCTTGAAAAAGTTACGGAACAATGCAATTTTCTCATCAAGAGAGAGTTTGATTGGAGGATATGTTATGGAAGAAAATGCTGCACTTTCATCAGCACGTTTGATGGAGGAATACACTATACCATGCTGTGAAAGTATTGACTTAAGTTCTTCATTTTCAGTAAGTAGGGCATTGTATTTAATGATAAGCGCATTGTATTTCTCTTGAAAACTGTCCATCTGTTATTTTGTTGCCATTAAACCACACAGTAATGCAATTCCAAAACTCAGAAACGTTCCGGCAAGGACATATTCTGTTTTTGCTGTATCCGTGTCTTTGAATCGAAGTATGGATTTTGCCGCTATGATAAAACCGATTGCTTCATATTGCCCAATGATAACGAATATGATTGTAAGAATGCGCTCTAAATTTCCAATCAACGCTCCTGCATTTTTGATATTTTCACAAGATTGTGTCTCTCCAACTTGATATTTCTTTAAGACCAGCTTGATCAGGATGTTTGCAGGCTTGATGCACAATAGTAACGCCAATATGAACAAAGGTATAGAGTAGGTACCATTGCAATCCATTGATTGGATTGGCAACTTTGTTGTAGAGTCAAAGAAAAATGTCACTATAATCAATATCGCCAAATGAGCAACCTGATCAATCACAAAATTCCATAATCCTTTGGGGCTATATGTTTTGATAACATCTATCACCAGATGAGAAAAAGCAATGGCAAGGGCATAAAATCTGAATTCATAAATAGGAACAACTGCCCATGATACCACGCCGATAATAAGCGAATGCACATACAGGAACCAGCTTTTGAACTTCCTTTCCTCTTTCTGTGCACAGTATTTATCATTTTGCAGGTAAAAATCTCCTATAACATGTGCCAATAACAGACTTAAAAACAACCAATTATTCATATTCTTTAAAATTTATCTGTTCAAAATACTTTATAGATTCTTCTATACAATACCATTTTGTAGCTGTAGAAGCATTATTTACACTGGCTTGGGATATACCCAGTTTCTTGGCAATGTCTGCCTCTTTAAAACCAAGCAGTTTATAGTAAACGACTTCACTTTGGCGCACAGTCATATCATTTAATATGGCATCGGTCAAAAGAGCTATAGTTTGTAAAGGGGCAGATAATTGCTTTTTACTTGTATGAACAGACATCGTTCCCTTATTAAGGGAACTCATCTCCTCAAGCGCACGTCCTGACAGATATATAGCCTCACCATCCCAAATGCCTTGTTCGGTATTCACTATTCTCATATCTCCAATACCAATGGCCATTCGTATTCCGTATGTATGGAAATTTTTCGTCTTTTCATTTTTAGCTGTGGAAAAAGATTTGATGCAGGATTTGATTATAAAGGCTATCCGGAATACGTTTGATACATTCTGCATTACACACTCTATATAGTCCCCTTTTATTTGGCGACCTTCAAAATCAGGATAACTCACTTTTAACAAGCTAAATAATGATTCTATCCTTTGCTTTAATCCTATAGTTTCATTCACGGACAAGGAAGTGGACGAAACTATATCCGCTGAAATTGTTGCAAACATATTATTGTCCATTGATTTGATAACAAAGGTATGAATTTTCTTTTATTCCGCCAAATTATAGACCAAATAACCTATAATCGTAGAATATAGACAAATAAGTCTATAAAGGTAATTTATATACAATATGAGCTATAGCAAAAATCTGCACCATTTCCATAGGCAAATGATGCAGATTATAGAGCAAGACAAACATATCCATTATTTCCTGTACGCCTCCTTGTACCCTTTCATCAGTGTCTTTTCTATGTCAGAAGCCCGGTAGAGAATCTTGCCGCCTACCTGTGTGTAAGGCAGAATGCCGTTGTTGCGGTAGTCCTGCAGGGTTCTCCGGCTTACTTTCAGCAGGAATGCCACTTCCTTGTCCGTCAGCAATTCATCGCCATAGGCAGACGGTTGCCGTTTTTCCAACAACTTTTCGAGCAGGGCCAACAACCTGTCGAAATTCGAGTGGAACGCCTTTACCCACTCGTGGTCCTTTTCTCTGATTTCATTACTCATACACGTTTGATATTGAGTTATACATTATTCTTGAAACTCACTCAAATGGTCGTTCCTTTCCAGCGGGCTTCCTTACGTTTGTCCTCCACGTTTCCGACTACCCGCTCCACATCATCAGGACGGTAGTAAGTCCGGTTCCCGATTTTGGTAAAGGCAAGCGTCCCGTTATCCCTTAAGGTCTGCAAGGTTCTCGGACTGATACGCAACCTGCGGCAGACCTCGTGGTTGTCCATCCATTCACTTGTTTCCTTCCCGCCGTGTTCGCGGCACAGACTTTCCACCCGCTGCACGAAGCGATCCAGCTTGGTGGCAATCTCCTCGAAAGTTCTTTTTTCAAAGCTGATGATTTCCATTGTCTTCTTTATTTTCTAGTTAAACATATATTCAAAATTCCGGAACAGAACAGGTCTTTTACAGCCGATATGCCATCATGTATCATCGTCCTATTCTCGGTTGGAAATATGACTGTTTTTTCTGTTCCCACTACAAATAAAAGCAGTAGAAATCACACTGCAATGGATTTTCAGACCGGTGACGATGCGTTGCCCGGAATGACATCATGTTACATCTCAACTGCATACAATGAGCTTTCTTTATAAACAGAATTTGCTTGAACAATCCGGTATGGAGAAATCACTCCGGCAAATCACGGCAGGCAGCACCGACCGCCCAATCAGTATTGTGCATAGGGTAACATAATTGCCACGGTATCTCCATTTGCTTGATTCTGTTCACTATACACATTTCCTTTGCTCACGACAACGAGTCAAGGTGCGCACCGAGACCAGTGAGTAAACCGATTAAAATCAAAAATGTATGGTAACAAAAAAGAAATTGACCAAAGAAGAATGGGAGGCCATGACAGGTACGGATATGTCACTCATACTCCCGTCAGATGGCAGCATTGAGACTGCCAGGGAATCATCCTTGAATGATATAGGAAAAGAGAAGTCAGAAGGAACGGTAGAACAGACCGACACCACATCCGAGAACCTGCAACCATCAACAGGAAAAGAAGAAGCCGTTCCAACGTCTCAGCGTCGTATAAGCAGCAGGCAGAGGAAGCTTTCCCTGGACGAATACCGGAAAGCCTTTCTTCAGGTCCCGAGAATCGAAGACCGCAAGCCCGTGTTTGTTAGCGGCGAGGTACGTGACAGGCTGGACGAGTTTGTCCGCAGGTTGGGAGGACGCAAGATGAGCGTTTCAGGACTGCTTGAGAACATTGCCCGACAGCATCTTGAAATCAACTCGGAAGACTTCGAGCAGTGGAGAAAACTGTGATATTTTCCTGAATGACAGACTTACTGACTCCAGTCATTACAATATTCAGACAGTCTGTAGCCGACCTGAGGGGGTAACGGACAAAACTTCAGTTTTGGGAGTTAGCGAGGTTATCTTTCGGGCATCCCGAAAACCTCGCTCCACTCCCGAAGAGTGGAGGCAATCCGCTCCCGGTGTTCGCAGATTGTGAGAAAAAGAATAATCAAAAATCAAACAAAGAAAATATGAATGACAGAAAGAAAAACAGACCGAGGGGACGCCCAAAAGTAAGCGGAGTGTGCAAACTCAGCAAAGCCGTTACAGTGAAATTCTCCAAGATAGACTATGAACGGTTATGCCGACGCAGCAGACAGGCCAACCTCACGCTGGCGGAATTTCTCCGCGTATCAGCCTTTGAGACGACGATAACGGCCAGGCACTCGGCCGAAGAGACAGCCGTCATACGCAGCCTTACGGGTATGGCAAACAACCTGAACCAGCTGACCCGACTGTCCCATCAGGCCGGGTTCCACCGTACCCAAAGGATAGTGACAGAACTCCTGCAGAAACTCAAGGAGATTATTGTCCGGTACAGGTACGGAGAAAGGAGGCCGTCATGATTGGCAAAATCAAGAAAGGGAAATCCTTCGGCGGCTGTATCCGCTACGTGATGGGCAAGGACAACGCGGCAATTATTGACTCAGATGGCGTATTGCTGGGAAATATCCGGGAAATAACGGACAGTTTCAACTACCAGTGTGAGCTTAATCCGAAGATAAAACAGCCTGTCGGACACATTGCATTGAGTTTCAAACCTGAGGATAAGGCATTGTTGACGGATGAATTTATGGCTAAAATAGCCCGGGAATACATGGAACTGATGGGGATAAAAAACACTCAGTTTATTCTGGTAAGACACCATAACGCAGACAATCCGCACTGTCACCTGGTTTACAACCGCATAGGATATGACGGCAAGGTAATCTCTTCCCAAGGCGATTACAAGCGTAATGAAATCGCCACGAAACTGCTTAAGAACAAGTACGGGCTGACATATGCCGAGGACAAGGGCAAGACTAATGTGGAGAAACTCCATGCTTCGGAGCGTGTGAAATACGAAATCTTCAATACCGTTAAGGCAGCTTTGAGGCATTCCAAAACATGGAAAGAGTTCAACGATTACCTGCTTCGCCGTGGCATCAGGCTGGAATTTGTAAAACGTACCAAGGAGATAAAAAAGCCGGATGACATACAGGGAATCCGGTTCACCAAGGACGGGCAGACCTTCAAGGCCTCACAGATCAGCAGGGAGTTCAGCTTTGCCAGACTGAATGCCCAATTGAGTTGGAAGCCTTCGGAAACCCAACAGGAATCCGAACATAAGGTGCAACAAAGGATACCGAACGGAGGCCATCTTTTCGAAAGTACGGGACCGGGACTGTTCAGTCCGACAAATGGCACCGCTCCCGAAGAGCTGTTATCTCAAGAAGAACTCTTGCGCAAACGCAAGAAAAAGAAAAAGAGGAAAGGATTCGGGCTGTAGCCTGTCCTTTCTTCATTCAAATTATTCATTAACATTAAAATTGCAGGAATATGAAATTGGAAGAATATATCGAGAGCATCTTCGGATGCCTGGAAAGAATCGAAAACAAAATCAACGGGCTGTCCGCTCCCTTGCTGGAAGGTAACAGCCCGACAGTTAACAATGAAAAGGAAAAGGATGAGTCCGTGCTGAATGAAGTCAAGAATGGTCATGAGACATTTCGCAAATTGTTGGCTCGCATGTGCGAGGGACTTGCCGCCATCAAGAACGATATGATTTCCATGGACAGGAAAAACTCGTCACAGGAAAGACTTGGACAGGTCTTGTCGGAAATGCGTGATGAACAGCGGCAAAATCAGGAGAAAGTGGAAAACCTGTTTTGTGAGACCAATGACACAATCAGAAAGAATGCCGTCAAGACAAGCAACATCAACCATCATTTCAGCCTGAGCATAAAATCCCCGTACATCCTTGGGAGTTTTTCCGTGATGTTCGCGACAATCGTGATTCTGTCCGTGGCTCTCTATTTTTCGGTGAGGACAGATAACGTGCAAGTCGATAATGATCTGAAATATCGTTATGTCAAGATGAAAGGAGAGGCTACACCCGAACAACTTGTAGAACTTGAGAACCTCTTCGGGCCGAACCGGAACAACGGACAAATCAGGCAGATACGTGAGGACGTGGAAGCCTACGAGGAAACTATACAGAGAAAGGCAGCATTGACCGAGCAGGCACGGCTGAAGGATCAGGCCGCAAGAGAACTGGACAGCAAGGCGAAATCCATCAAGGACAAGTCTATTACGGACAAACCTAAAAAGTAAGCCCATGGCCAGTGTTAAGATAAAAATTAGACTTTATACAGCCATATAGCTCTTTCATTTAATACTAATACTTCCCTGAAAGATGGGATATTTAAATGAAAAAGCCATAATACTGCCGTAGATAAAGAGTGTATATGTATAATCAATCTTCTATACAAAATTCGTAATCAGATAAAAATATATCAGATTTTATATACTTTCGCTTTTTGAAGAGTAGATTTAAAGGACTCTTAAAAGAGGCGTATCATTACTCAATACAAAGCTTGATACGCCTTTTCTTTTAGAATGTTCAATTTTAATATTTTGCACACTATCACGTTCCATATAATGTTGGTTAATATCTGCTCTGTTATATCTGTTTATTATAAAAGTATAATTTTATATGCAATCGCAATGCACAGAGCGATATTTGTTGAGACATTTCTCAATTTTAGTCTTAATGCTCATTCTGTATTTATCTGGAGCTAGGACTTCAACATCAGGTCCAAAAGCTAGAATTAATTGGTCAAGTTCTCGTGTTGGTATTACTTTGATGGTAACTATGCACTTGTATTCATCAATAATTTCCTGTGAGGTGTGCAGTGGCTTTGAAACAATGTATTTAAATCGTTCTGAACTAAATTGCAAAATAATTGTTTCGGCTTCCTGTACTTCATAAGGCACCGATACCCCTACAATATCATCAAAGTAAGAGTTAAAATCCACAAGGTCATTTTTACAGAATGGTACATCACTTCTACTTATCCCTTCAATTCGGTCAAGGGCTCGGTTGACAATATAATCTCTCCCATTAATACGTCCGAATATGAACCATCTGTTATTATATTGTTTCATATAATATGGATGAAGCACATTCGTTGAACTAATGCCTGCGTGTGTTGTGTAGCTTACTTCGAGGGGCTGGTGATTGATTGTTGCGTCTATGAGAGTTGAAAGGTATTCAAGCCCTTTTAAACATGAGTTACACTGAAATGAAATAAGATTTTCTCTATCCGATTTTACTCCAAAACGAAGTTCTAGATTGGAGATAACATCTTCAAGCCAAGCATTACCAGTAACTCCACGATATTTACTAAGCATTTCAATTATCGAGCGTAAAGAGTTAACCTCGGTAACCGATAGACCATTCTGGTAGATTGAATAGTTTGGCTCAGAATATCTGTAGTAGCATTTCTTTCCTCCAAATGGTTTGGCATCAAGATAGATGTTATCGGGTAGCATCTTTCTTATGGCATTTAGGTCACCTCGTAACTGACGCAACTTGATGGTAGAGTCCGAACCTTCCAATTCATAAAGATGATTGTTGACTATTTCAAGGAGATCTTCGATAGTATATTTCTTATTCCAGTCACTGAAGCATCTGTCCAGCACTTGATAACGATACTGAGCGTTTCTATTTTCTGACATTGTTAGAGTTGCTTATATGAGATGGTGTAAAGTATTCCGTTTCCTATCTGCTGTTTATTGAACAGTTCGAGATCTATATTCCAATCTTCTCTGAAATCGCGGTCGGTGCATTCAGCGTTATCTCTTCCAAATGGTGCCCATCCTTTTGCTATACCTGCATCTGGACGTATACAGACCTCTGCATTATCCGCTTTAACCGTCAGACACCGTTCATGCTCAACATAACCTGTATCTTGAATTTCCGGTTCTATTCCGGTCAGTTCAAATATAGCATCCTTCAGGAAATGATTTCTCTTCTTACCGTTGGCAAAATCTTTTATAGCATTTACTGCCACATCTGAGTCATTAATTGAGACGATATTTGTGACGATAACCTTAATTGATACCAAAACTAAGTCTGCTTCATTCTTCAGACTGGAAATCATTTTTGCCAAAAGCATACAGCCTAAGGGCGTTTTTAGGTATCTATCAGAATATTCAATAGAAACAGCCTTGCCTCGTAGGTTAGATATTATTCTATTCCAATTACCAGTTTCCGGAGCTTTCAGAGAATCAAAAAAACGACCCAACGAGCTGTGTTCTCTTATTCTATATTCGAACATAAAGGAAGAATCGTCCGATGAAAAGGCGCTCAACAGTTGCATTCTATTTATGTCGGCATAGGACAATGAATTTGGCTGTGTGGTTATGAATACATCTCCACTTCCCCAATTCTTAGAATAGGATGTATCAATATTTTTCCCAAAGTATGTTTTGACGATTCCGTCATTCATAATCACGACCATCAACGGAAATAATCCTGTCGGCAGTGTGTTTTCAAGACATTTAAAGTTGGTTTTAAATACCTCCGCAATTAAAGTTGCACTGTCAGCTGACGAGAGCGATTTTACATCTGGTACGCTTGGCAGTATAAAGGCAACGTCAACTCCTTCTAGAGATAGTTCTGTGAGAATTTTTATAAATGGGAATGTTTCCGCATCCCATTGAGAAATGTTGTCGTCGACAAATATTCTGATACCAGAGATGTCCTTGTTCCGTGTGAGCTGATAAAACTCGGTCGTGATGTCTGATGTCACAGCATGAGAATCAGGCATTAAATAAATAATTTCCTTTGGGGCAACACGGGCCTTGACTTCCTGTCTTAACCATTCTAGAGCCTTGGGCCGGTTAAGATAGTTCGTATACCATTGCGATCTGCGATCTATAAGGCACTTCGTGCAAGACCGTTCACAGTCGCATCTTTCAAGAGTCTCCAAAGCCATTTTTAGGACTTCATCTTTATATTCTCGGAAGAGTAATGAATAACCTGCACCACCGAGAGCAGTATCATATATGAAAATAGAATGATTTATGCCATCATAGCCGAATTCAATCTCTCCATCGTTGACTCCGAGCAGCTCCGTGAGTTTACGGCTAAGAATCACGCCGAGAGAATAGAGTGTCTCTGTGTCTTCTACCAGATTGTTGTCCTTGTCATAAAACTTGATCTCAACAAAGTCAGTCTGGTATCTTCCGACCAACAACACATGACGTCTTACTGCAGCACCGTCATTTTCGCCACCGGGACAAGAGGTCGAAGCTAGAAGATGTTTATGGTGCGACAGCATCCGCTCTGTGGAGTCTGGTGATTTTTCTGATTTCATTCTACCGCAATAAGGACAGAAAGCATATCCATACCCACTCGTTCCTTTATTATAAAAGAGAATCTCAGACCTTGGCGTTGAACAGCGGATAGACATTTTTGCAGAATTTGTCTTCAGAAGCCAGGCATCCATTTCAAGCAAAATAGGCTGAATGAAATTCATACTGCCGAGAGAGTCCATTTTTCGTGTCGGGGTCGAATCCCATGCTACGGAGAATGCAGCAGGTTCAACGACCTCTGTAAAACGCTGATCTGTCGATAGTGAGATGTCCTTTATGCCATGCATAGTTCCATGCCGACCGCACTTGGGACAATCCGTCTTAGCACTTCCATAGATAATAGTTGTATAACCACAATGAGTGCAATTTTGTATGATATACCTTGAAGTGCTGTCATCGTATTTTGTCTTCAGACGAATACCATTGGGCTCATAGACCCATTCGTTTTTCACTACTGGATTACCGGGAGCATAAGAGGAGATGGCCTGACTTATATGCAATGTCGGTGAGTTACCGTCAACCTTTTCCTTACCACCTAGCAGACACTCAACTAGTCCTAAGGGTAAACCTGCACTTGGCAGAAAAGAATTTTCAGCAAGATATGACAACATCGAGGTCTTTAAAAGATTTTCCTCTTGTTTCTCTATAGCTTTGATAGCATTGGTCGTTCCTGATTCATTCTTCAGAGATTCAATCGCCTTTGCAAGAGCTCCTTTATGAGCATCAAAGACATTGTAAACAGCAACTATGTCTTTCTTGACTACTTGTGCGGCATCCGCCAATGTTATCTGAGCAAGACTTGTTCCCTTGATTAATTTTGAATATGGTTCTTGAAGACGTTCAACCTTTCCGCTGATTACACTATCAATATAATTTAGAAACTTATCAAAGAAAGACATCCCTTCTGCCGTGACAAAAAAGTCCCTAAGAGTTGCCGTAACCCTGATTCCCCCTTGATCTGCTACAAAGGATGCGAATACCATCGCATTAACATGACGTTGAATCAACTGACGGCTTTCCAATTTTAACAACGGAGTTTCTGTTACATGTGTAATCGGATAATCTGGATTGTTCCATGTATGAGTTCCAATAGGATTGGGAGCACAAACAGTTAAAGCCAAGGCTTTAGTTTCATTTCTTCGTCCTGCACGTCCCGTACGCTGAAGGTAGTTTGATGATTTTGGCGGCACATTATTCATGACGACTTCTGTAATACCACCAATATCAACCCCCATCTCCATTGTTGTTGAGCAAGAAAGAATATTGATTTTCCCCTCATTAAACTCTCTTTCGTATCGGTCAAGATCTTCTGACGATTGCTGAGCAGAATGTTCAGCTGATATAAAAATCGGTTTTGAAGCAAATACTCTGGAGTTCATAACCCCGAACACACCAGCAGCCTTTTGTTCAAAGAAGTTCTTCTCAATCCATTCCATGACATTCTTTTCTGTCTGATCCGCAGACTTGAATGGGAAAAGCGGATTTACAAACTCCGTCTTGATTTTGAATCTATCGAAATTTTCACGACCGATGTAACCGTTCATTCTTGGGCTATAGCCACAGAACGGTGCATCTATAATAACATTGTCAACAGGACAGAGATAACCTTTTTCGATAAGTTGCAGCTTAACTTTATCCCCCATGAGATCGAGCATATATCCTTGATTTTCTACATCTGTTGCTTCAAGAACATTTTGTCTCAGAAAATCCCATGCGGCATCAAGCATTGAGTTGATGTCAGCAATCTTTATCTGATTGATTTGAGAAATATCATCATAACCTAGAACTGCACATAGAAGAAGAACGAGTCTATTCTGATTCTCATTAATCCCTTTTGAACTTACATTGACTTTAAACCATTTCGATACAGGGCTCCCATTCTTCCTCAGTTCTGAATTTGAAGGATATATAGGAGAACAGTACTTATTTTGTGTAAGGTAATCTTTATAAGCTCCAGAAAGCATATAATGACGACCTCCACGAATGACATAATCCATACAAATCTTGAGAAAATTCTGCCAGTCGGTGTCTGTACATCTTTTCTGAATGAGTGCTGGGCATTTCGCATTTTTAAGTGCTGGATAGACAAGACGTACGAATCCCATCGTTTCCAATGAGTTCGCCCGTTTAGGAATCCATCCGAATTGGTCGACAAGAAGTGCTTTCAGATAGTCCGTTGCATTCTTGAAATTTTTTCTGCCACGTGCTTTATCAACATGTTCATACAACTTCTTGAAATTTGAGTCATTTTCAAGAGACTGGCTTATTTGCCCCCATGACACCTCCTCTGGATTGGGGATTACTGGTGTGCCATTCTTTTTTTCTTCAAGTCGTTTAAATTTTTCAAAAAGTAAGGTCGGAAGATGTTCCCGAATACTCAGATATGCATTGTATTCTGCTTCCTCATCAGGAGTCAGACCACCAGGTTTCACATCATTCAAACGCATGTCGGCAAGTTTATGAAAAATGGAAGCTCGAATCCATGAACGTTCTACATCCTGATTAAGTCCCATCGCAGAACGTGCAGACCCTTGACGGCTATCGGTAAATGTTATATACTTTCGGCCTTCATATACAACGTCTGCGTCATTACTGTCAATGGGTTCAGCATTATCAAGAAGCAATGTTGCTAAAGTACGTCCAATTTGAGTAGCACTTATTCTGAGATAATCAAGGTTTTTAAACTCGCTGAGATTATTGCCACAATGAGGACAAAGAACGTGATTATCTCCTGAGTGTCGAAGAGATTGATATATTACAGGAATACTTTCTTCACTTTTTAAAGAAGTAAAACACTTGTTGCTTCTATTGTCTTCAGGGACTAGTTCTATTTTACCATTCCGATGATTGAAGATGTGATATGTTCTATTCGCATTTTTCCTTAGACATGCTTTCTTCGGAATGGCGAAAAAGAAGCGAGAAAAGCCATCCGCCTCATTTTGCTCAACATCTTCTATATTTCCCATATCTTCCAAATCAATGAGATCTTCCTTTTGCTCATAGAAAAGACTCTTGTCAAGATCAATTACATTGGTGTGCATCCTAAATCCCTTAGTTGTGCTTGTTTCACCCACTATAATGGGAGAGCCGCAAGACGAACATGTAGCAAGTTCCAGCATCTTTGATTTACAAACTGGACAATTCATATTTTGATATGTTGTCAGACTTCCTATCGACAATCTATATTCCTTATGACGCTGACAATCGGGATTGGTGCAAACATACACTCCACTTATCGATCTAACAAATAAATGAGCACGTGTTGGCAATAAAGCTCCAAGGCCGCCTCCGTTGTTTATACCTTTCACTTTTTCCCCGAGAGCATCTATTATTTCCAATGAGGTATCCACATTTTTCCCAATTCCTTTATCAAGCATACGACCGATTTCCTTTGCTTTCAATACCGGCGAAGAGTTAAGCTTTTTTCTCAACTTCTCAATATCAGAATAACTCAATTCGATACTAAACTTTTTGTTTATTTTGGACAATTGATCTTCTGCAATTCCCTTGTTTAGTTCTGGAATAATGCGCTTGCCACTAATTATTTTTATATCTTCAAATGGTTTTCCAGTGAGTTGAGACACAAAAGTTTTTAGCTTGATCGTCGTTTTGGGGTCACTTTCATCCCTGATAGTCGCTGATGTTACAGCAAAATTCACTTGATCAATAGTTACGCCAAAAGCATCTAGTACACGACGGATTTGCAATGATAATTCAGCGGCTGAAGAGCCAGTATAAGTATGTGCTTCATCTAAAAGAATCCATTTGAGCTTCCCTTTGGATTTTTCCAAGATTTCACGGTCTTCTGCTCGTACCAACATATAGTTGAGCATAGTTGGATTAGTAAAGAGAATCTGAGGCGGAGTTTTCCTTATTTGAGGCCTTGTTACGAGCTGTGGATAATGAGATGCAGTATATCTGTCAGACCGATTTTCTTTGTCGGTCTCTCCATTATATATCGCATAGGTAACCTTTTCGGGAAGAGCTTTGCACCAAGCATGAATACGTTTCTGTTGGCTTTTCATCAGTGCATTCAAAGGATAAAGGAATATGGCCTGAACACAATTTTTTTCATTGGTTTTAGCCAAATCTTGCAACACTGGTATCATAAAACACTCTGTTTTACCTGATCCTGTTCCGGTAGTCACGACAATGGTTTGTGGTCGAGAAGAAAGCATAGTTCTCCAGCTTTCTGTTTGATGCTTATAAGGATGCCTGTCTAATGGAAATCTCAAATCCTTGTCAACTTCTTCGCTACTCAGTGCATTAACAAATGAAGGAGTTAACAATCTGAGTTTAGAAGAATGTTCCTCAAAACTGTCGGCACTCTCCTCCCAAGGGAATATTGATTGGAATACAGGTTCTGCAAAAAGAGGCTCATCCTTAGTCAAAATCCTCTTGATATATTCTTGTTCTTGGGCTTGACCCTTGAACCAAAGAGAGGCAAGAGAATCTATTAATAATTCCTTGGCCTTATTGTAGAATGAAAAATAATTCATATTCATTTGTTTACAATTTGTTTTACTGTCCCAATGAATATCTCACTGTAGGTTTCTTTAAAGTATTTTCGGTAAAAATTAATGATACGAGCATAGTCTCGACTTTCCAATAAAAAAAGATTTGTGCGATTTTTTACTTGTGCGAAGTTTTCCGCAGCACACATTGCGGACTCAATCATTACACGATAGGACTTGTGCATCTCTTGATCTACATAATATTTATTTTGAAGTACAAATCGGGTTAGAGGTAGGTCTATATTGTTATCTGTACACCCATGTATTTTTGATTTAAATTGATTTATGTCCGCTCTTGAGAAAATCCTGGCATTTCCGATATTCCCTCCCGCAACATATTGGGTAAGTTCAGACGCAACTTCTGCAGATAGTGTAGCGTTGAAAAGTGCATTTATCAGTTCTGTAATCTCACCTAATTTTGTATTCATTATATTAATGAGTGTTGGAGGAAGCGAACGTATGAAACTCTCAATACATTCTCCCCACACAGTGTGCGGAATCCAATGTACTGCAATGTTTAATTCATCTTCAAAACGGTCAATTTCTTGAATGAGAACATCGGAAGCGCCATTAATCCAACAAGCTAATATTAAGTTAACCAATAATTTAGGTTCACGACCAATAGCTTTGAAAGCATTATATGTGGTAAATGGAAGATTAAATTCTGAAATAATACGGAATGCTTTTACTGTCTTTGCCCAATACTCGCCGGCAAAAACATCATCCTTGCAAAGCCTTTCACTCCAAAGTATTGTGTTAGCAGCAGACATCTCTCCACGTACTTCCGAACTGTAATCTTCTTGTTCAAAATTGTAATACTTAGGAACAAGCCTGCGCGAACTTTCGGGACCAGAGAAAAGAATTGCTTCCGAATTCAAAAGCTCATCAGGAATTGTAAACAAGTTCATTTGTCGATTATACGGCTCAAGCTTTATCTGCACTAATTCAGCTGGTTTTATATTTTCTGAAACCGGCAATGCATATACATCACCGTCATATATGAAATCGGAAGTGTCTTCGCTGGTATAATCTGTGATTCGAATTTTATCTGAACTCAACTCACTATCAAGAACAAATTTTCTTATATAGATGCGTTTGTCACATATTTTTAGTTCTATGGAACTACTACGGTCAAAAGTATTTGCACCATATAATTGAAACATTCTTGCAAACAAATCACGATAATCGGATAATGGAACTATACCTTCAATTACTGGACTCTTAAGATGCTTGATTGTATTGTCATCCTTTATTTTATCAGATTTGTAAGTTACATCTATCATACCAGACTGTCCATGACTGATTATATTAAAATATCTCAGGTTATCATAAGATATGATTTTTCCCGATGGCACAATTTTCCCTTCCAAATCAGATATTACTATACCCTCAAACGGTGCTACAACAGATACTTTCAAAGGAGGATTATTCTCGGCAATTATTTTCAAATTACACGTAGGGAGAATATTTAGAAGCACAGGCATCTCTGGAAATCCTCCAGGTATTTTTATCCGTCATTTCAACAGATAAGTTTTCGCATTCATCAACTTTTGCAGAGATAACATGGCGAGAATATAGGTGTAGCTCTGTGGAAAACATTGTTTCGTTGCGAGAGACAAATGTCATATCGTCTATGAAATAAAATGTTTCCATCACGTATTTATTGTCAGGAAATTCAACCTTGATATCAACAAGCCCAAATGGCAAAAGGCATGAATTGGACAAATTCCGCCACTCAGCCTTACTATTATGAACACGATATTTAGGCTTGATATTCCCGACTCTAGTGCCAGTTTGGTCAAAAACGCTTATTACTGGAATGCGAGTCAATAACTTAAAATTGGATTGCTCTACCCATTGTATATATGTACCTCTGAATTCAGCGCTATAAGGCGTGAACTCATTGGTTATGGTTATATCCTCATTCGACATGCAATTGTGTAAATCTACTTTATCAGTAAACTTAATCGCCGAATAAAGTTCTCCATTTAGTAATAGATTGTGACTACCATCACACTTCCAATTAGTAGAGAAAACAGCTATATTATTTTCAGCATTCGCTGTCGATTTCAAAGAATATACATTATCATCAAGCATTTGGAAAACCTGAGGGCATTCAAAATTCGGAGGATAACTACCACATAAAGTTGGAAACAATCTGTCATCGTTGTCACACCTGATCTTAACTTCAACTACAGGTTCTCCACTCCACTTTATATCATTTGCTACGCCAACAGTTATACGAGAATATATCGCACCGATAACCTCTCCTTTGTCATCTTTAACTAGGGATTTTCTTACATATTTTCCAACAAGTATACCAGAGACAAACACATCGAAGGTGTAGCACGATTGATAGTTTAGACCTTCAATAGATTTTGATGAAATCTCTTTTACTATATTTAAATTGACAAAAAGATTTGCAGTTTTACTTGAGGTCAAACGAAGTTTCCAACTTAGAGAAAGTGGTTTGGTTCTATGTTCACTCTTAACTCGCCGGTATTCTCTTTTTAAGGATTTAGTCAGTTCCGACAAAGAGGAATCCGTATCATCATATGGTAGCCAGCGGTCTTCTTCGGATATGATTGCATGAGCAATCTGTAATGAAACATCGTAAATATTGTCATTTTTGAACGCTTTCCCAAGATAAGCTATACAATTAAAATTCTTGATTAAATCTATATTATTATCATCCCAATCAATATTTATTGAAGACAATTCTTCAACCAATCCAATGAGAAAACGTGAAAACCCGCTAAGATTAGTTCCGTTCTTTATGTAATTTACAGGAAGACCTCCTTGATTTAGTAAAGTTCTAAAATATTCATTCCCCTTGAGAGAGTGAATAAATGCAAATCCATGACTTTTAAGCCCATGACGTGCAGCTTTATATAGTTGCTCCCAACAATAATGAGGCAGTCCTAATCCGACTGCAACATCTTCTCTGGAAGGAATTCCTCCATTATAGTCTCTTCTCCACCATTCAGCGTAACACAAGGCCGCCTCTATTCCAAAATCTTCTAATCGATACGCATTTTGGACAAGAGTCTCCTTTAAGTTTGTATATTCTTCCTCGGTTAATTTAAGTTTCCAAAGGGGCATATCTGGGGTTATGGACGGTCTGTTACGAGCATCCAAAATCCTCATCAAAACAACATGCTGTTCACTATTGCATATATTAACCATGTTCTAAAAATCAATTGGTTTATAATCTTTTGTAAAGATAGCGCAATTCTGTGCAATCACAATGCACAGTAAACAAAAAATCCAAGATGGATACATTTCTTTCCATGTATTGATAAATGACTTAATTACTAGACTCACTTAAATTTGTTGGTATTGCAATAGATTTGGAGCGATAATCGAAAATAAGAAGTCAAAGCAATAAACGATTTTACCAAAATTCTGCAATGATAGAGAAAGTAGACACTGGACATTATCCATATTTTGCAGTCCATCTAGCTTTTCTCCAAAGGCAAGGGATGATTTAAAAACTAATATGCACAGTATTGTTCTTCGTTTGAAAAGCTTGTTTGCTATTCCTTTTTCCCTAACAATTGTTTTGGCAATTATAGAAATACTCTGTATTTTTGCATTTAATAGAGCGTTCTTTTGTTTTAATGCAAAACAAGAAAAATATAGAACTTCGCTCGTTTCTAAATCGTTACCTGTTAAAAAATATATTCTTATAAACTGCTTATTTTCAGTGTGTAGGATAAATGGTGATGCCTAGCGCAGTGGGTGGTCAGCACCTTGTCGATGCCGCACACGGCCGCGATCTCCTTCATGTAGGCATTCATCTTCTGGTTGCTCGGCGTGGGAAGCACGCGCCCGCGAGCGAGGCACGCCTCGTCCCGCTCGTAGCGGCGCAGGATTTCGAGCGAGGCCGGAAGCAGCGGGATGCGGCTCATGACGGAGGTCTTTTCGCGCGGCTTGTGGATCCACCACCGCCCCTCGTCGTCCTGCGAGAGGTGCTCGCGCCGCAGGTGGTCGGCGTCGGCGAAGGCCAGCCCCGTCAGGCAGCAGAAGACGAAGACGTCGCGGATGCGGGCCAGCCGGTGGTCGAGCTCCTTGCGGGTCAGCAGTTCCAGTTCATGCGCCGTAAGGTGCTCTTTGGCCTGCACCTCGTCCTCTTTGAGTTTATAGTAGCGGAACGGATTTTTCGTGATCCACTCGTTGCGCAGGCAGTAGAGGAC